TATAAATCAGCATACAATTTGGAAAAATATCTATTTGTGGAAGCAAATTCAAATAAATAGGAACTTATTCGCATAAGATCTGGTTGACTGATAGTATTTTCTTGTATTAATTTGTCTAGTAATTCAATGATATTTGTCTTCATATCTACAAAAGTTCGGTCAGTAATTTTATTCAAGTAAGAACGAATCAAATCAATATCGCCCGCCAAACCAGTCTTATGTACGATTTTAGTTGCGTTAAACAATTTATCGTGATCGTGGCTAGGATAATTGTTGTACTTGGTTGCATCCCTTCGGCGTTTTGGATTTGATGACTGAGACGCGGACTCAGCGGATCTATCTTTTTTTTGAAAAACAGGGGTTTTAATATAAGTTGGTGACCCAACCTGAGCTGCCAACTCGTTGATTTTATGAACGATTTCATCACTCAATGTAAAATTAAACCCATTGAAGATAATGGTATTAAAATCTTGTAGAGTATACGTTCCCATTGGTTACTACAATAAATGCCGATTCATTTATATCAATTTCACATAATATTATTTTTTGAAAAAATCTACTATGTTTTTAAATCCATTTAAATATAGTATCGTATTATTATATATGTCTCAATTAATACAAGAAGAACAAAAAATAGACGCTAATATAATAAGCGAAATAAAAAAATGGGACGAGTTAGAGATTCACTCCGATATTTTAAGAGGCATTTATGCATACGGCTTTGAAAGACCAAGTCCGATACAATCCAAGGCAATTGTTCCGATCCTTCAAAAACGAGATATTATCGCACAGGCACAATCTGGAACGGGCAAAACCGCAGCCTTTACTATCGGCGCATTGGGTAGAATTGATCCACTTCTAAATGCAACACAGGTTCTAGTTCTTGCTCCCACGAGAGAATTGACGAAGCAAATTGCTGGTGTGTTTACTATTTTAAGTAGTATGATGAAAGATATACGCATTAAAACCTTGGTTGGTGGCACATCCACGGAAGAGGACGTTCGTTCTTTACGCAGAAATACGCATCATGTAGTTGTTGGCTGCACTGGACGCGTGTATGATATGCTACGTCGCAATGCATTGGTAGCGACCCATATTAAAATTATTATTGTGGACGAAGCCGATGAAATGGTTACGACTGGATTCAAAGACCAGCTTTACGATATTTTTCAATATTTGAGTAATGACGTGCAAGTAGCTTTGTTTAGCGCAACCATGTCAACGGATACGACTCAAATCGTGAATATCATAACGAAGGACCCTGTTCGTATTATTGTAAAAAAAGAGGGGCTAACCTTGGAAGGAATTCACCAATATTATGTTGCACTTGATGATGATAAACATAAATACGAGGCATTGAAAGACTTGTATGCGTCTCTGTCGGTCTCCCAATGTATCATTTATTGTAATAGCGTGAAGCGTGTTGCAGATTTATATTCTGCCATGGTGGCAGATGGGTTTCCAGTATGTTGTATTCATAGTAGTATGGAGAAGAGCGCGCGCGACGAATCCATTGCCGAATTCCGCAATGGTAAATATCGCATTTTGGTATCCTCCAATGTCACTGCGCGTGGCATAGACATTCAGCAAGTAAGCATAGTTATTAATTTTGATGTGGCCAAGTGCGTTCATACATATTTGCACCGAATTGGAAGAAGCGGTCGGTGGGGGCGCAAAGGTATTGGAATTAATTTTATTACGCGCAGGGACATTTCCAAGCTCAGAGAAATCGAGCAACACTATTCTACTCAGATTGAAGAACTGCCTGTCAATTTTATTGATACGCTTGCATAAATTTGTTTTAAACAAATTAAAATAAAGATTATATATAGGATGGCTGAGGGAAAAAAAGAAAAAAAGGTTATATTTTTTGATGATAATCCTCAAAATATACATGATATGGTGGAAAATGTTCCGAATTGTAAGACAATTCTTGTAGATACTGATAATAAACATCGGTTTATAAAAAAGTATGATGAATTAAATCCATATAAAATTTCTACGCAACCATATAAAGATGGGTATATGACAAATGTTGAGTTTTTCAATACAGAAACCAATAAATATACTAATAAGTATGCAGAATATATTGATAAACCTCGTATGGGTGAATTTCACATGCCTACAGAAGCAATAACAGGATTTGGATCAGAGATTGTCATAAATGAAGAAGGTGATGAATCAATGAACGCATTTGCGAATAATACGGCATTTATATATACCTTTATCGCAGATAATTCAATATCTAATAATCTCAAAGTTGTTATATTTGATTGGGATCGAACCCTAACTTCAGTCGAAGGATGGTATCCAGAATTTTTTAAAGATATTTATTCGAATTATACAACGGATATAAATGAGCCAAGCGATTTACCTGAGCTAACTCCTTTATTTTATGAAACCACATATAAAAGGGCGGTTGCTGATACCGCACGATATTTGTTTGGGGGGGCTAATCGTGAACGAACATTAAAAAATATGTTTTTATTCCTGCATACTAGTAATATTTCGGTCTTTATTATTACGAATAATCCAACTGCATCAAGGCTTTTTTTAGAGGAGACTGATATCGATGCACGAAAGATATTTTTGGACATGATAAAAATAGTATATCCACAATTTATAGATAGCCATTTGATATCTACGTATCAAGGTAGAGGTAAACGTATGATACTAAAATCTGACGCATATCAAGATTTTGTTGATGAAGAAGACAAAGAAAAAGCACCAGAAGGTGGCGGGCAATATAAGCAATCAAATATAAAAAGAATCAAACAAAAAACAATAAATAAACGTCGTAGGTCAACACGTCAAACAAAAAGAAAAATGCGAAGAATCATAAAAAGAAGAAACACAACGAACAACTCCAAAATAAAAAGTCGCCGAATAAAAACTACACAAAGTGAAAAAGCATTACGACGCAATTCGTAATCTGACTTGTTTTATTTTCTATTTTTGATATAATGTATACTTTAAAAATAGAAGACCATTTTAAACTTCCCATTCATTATGTTAATTAAAAAGCTCAATTGAAGGATAATGTCATTGCGGATTTAGAACTAGTTGATACTATTGACCCTTCTGGAGTTCCGTTGTACCAAAGCACCTTTGCACCTACCACCGATCCCGGCAAAACTATCCTGAAACAGATCCCGAATTATTATACATCAGATGTTGCCTTTTTAAAAGATACCCAGAAATTTTTGAAGACATATCATACGGATACAACAAAACCCCAAGCAGATCTTGTGGGAGTTCTAGAACTATGGAATGAAATGAAAAACGATACTGGGTTTAAGGACAAGTATCACTATGTTGATTGGTCGTACTGGGAATACTTGAATAAATCAGAGACATTCTTGCAAATTATGAGCATGTATAGTTTAGCCTCGCCGTTTTTATCCATGATCGTGCCATTGATTATACTGATAGTGCCTTTTTTTGTCATAAAGGCCAAAGGTTTAGACATTTCAATGAGCGAATACACGGAAGTTTTAAAAGTTATCGCCTCAAACCACGCAATAGGCAAACTTTGCACCAACTTCAATAGTGTGCCATTTGACCAAAAGATGTATTTATTGTTGTCCGCAGGATTTTATGTCTTTTCAATCTATCAAAATTTCTTAACATGTGCGCGATTTTATAAAAACATGAAGCACATTCATACATCATTATGCAAAGTTCGTAACTACATTACGCATACGACGGACGCAATGAATGAATTACTTGAATATACGCGGCCATTGCAAAGCTACACCCTCTTCAATGATTCTATTCAACAAAATATCCGAGTGCTTAATGAGTATAAAACCAAGCTAGAAAACATTCAAGGAGAGCAACTTACTTATAGAAATATTCAGCAGATCGGCCAGTTGTTGAAATACTTTTATGAAATGTACGAGAGCGAAGAATACAATGCAGCCTTTTCATATTCCTTTGGGTTTCACGGGTTCATTGAAAATATGAATGGATTGATTACAAATATTAAGGACAAAAAGATTGCCTTTGCAACCTATCAAAAGAAGAAGAAGACCACGTTTAAGAAGGCCTATTACGCGGCGTTAATTCACGGCAAACCAATCAAAAATGACATCAAGTTGGATAAAAATCTTATTATTACGGGACCAAACGCGTCTGGTAAAACGACGACACTGAAAACCGCGCTTATCAATGTTATTTTAACGCAACAATTTGGATGCGGATTTTATAAGAGCTGCAACATGATGCCTTATCAACATATTCATTGCTACTTGAATATCCCAGATACAAGTGGGAGAGATAGTTTGTTTCAAGCCGAGGCGCGTAGATGCAAAGACATTATAGATGTTATTAAGGCCAACAAAAAGGACAGACATTTTTGTGTGTTTGATGAATTGTATTCTGGCACAAATCCCGATGAGGCGGTCATGAGCGCAAATGCATTTATGGAATATTTAGTAAAATTCGAGAATGTGAAATGTATTTTAACGACACACTTTATTGCCGTTTGCAAAAAATTAAGTAGCCATCCACGGATTGAAAATTACAAGATGGAAACTACGCCGACGGGAGATAGTTTCAATTATACATATGTATTAAAAAAGGGTATTTCCGAAGTTCGCGGTGGAATCAAAGTCCTTCACGATATGCAATATCCCGATGAAATTATTCAAAATAGTACGTTCAAGAATGATGAGAAATAACAACCAATAAAACAACAAACAATAAATGTATTCGTTTTCTAGGATATAAAATTATATATTGTTGTTCTAATAATGTCTTTATCAGATATATTTACTCCGTCGGTAGTAATTTCTTTAGCCATTTCGTTATTATTAATTGGATTGCTCGGTTTGTATGTTAACAACAAGATGAATGAGCAAAATCATAAGTTGAATACTATGTTTGACCTAGTGTCTACTTTAGCCAATGAGTTGCAAATGGTTCGTAGTCAAGTGCCGCTTGGCATGGGAGCTCCTTCTATTGGAGGCGGAGGCATTGGTGGTGGACGTGTTTATGAAAAGCCAGAAGTTGCAAATACAAATCATTTAGTAAATATGATTGATGTATCGGATGATTCGGACTCTAGTGGCGATGAGTCTGATGGCGAGACAGATGAAGGTGCTGAGTCGGGTGATGATTCTGGTAGCGATGATGATGGCGAAGGTGATGGTGATGGTGATGGTGAAGAGGAGTCTGGAAGTGATGGCGACGATGAGGAGTCAGATGGCGATAGCGATGGAGACGACGGGGATCATGATGTCCGCTCTGACAAGGCAATAGTTGTATCTGAATCTTTGGACGATGCTCTTTTTGAAGAACTCGCCAACTTGGATGAAATTGTTTTAGAGGACACCAAGGTTGAGAGAGTAAAGACCCCTGAAACAACCACAACACCTGCTAACCCTTCTAGTGTGAAAAATTTAAACGTGGTATTTGACTATAAGAAGGCCTCGCTTGGCAAATTAAGAGAAATCGTCGAGCAAAAGGGATTATCCAGCGATACCAGTAAATTGAAGAAACAAGAATTACTGAAAATGCTTGAAATAGATTAGCTGAATAATTTTCTCTAGCCTTATATAAAATGTCTTGGGCAACATGTTTTTCTGGTTCAAATAACATTCATTTCAATTTTCCACCTATTATGCAGGACGGGCGGACGTATTCTTCTTATCAACCGGAGGCCGTTGTGAATCAACGAATCCAAGAAGTAAATAATATTAATTCAAATTGGAAGTATCGTCAATTTTTAACGCAAAACGCCAACCAAATCATGCAATTTAACACGACGGAGGCCTGTTATACTCTTGGATTAAGCCCGCATTATGCGACAAATGCAACGCCATCTAGCAATGTGCCGTTCTTGTATAAATCTACTTTTGATACTAGCTCGCCTGGATTCGGATATCCGACAAGTGATTTAAAAAATCCTTATTTAAGCCGACAGCAATTGGAAGCTAGAATGATTTCGCCTTCGATAACAATGAATGATTCTACGGGGGCCGTGGAACCGATGGATAGGTAAATCTTGAAAAATCATAAATAAAGACTTTGTTATGATTTTTTAAACATCCAGACGTCTGGATATTAGCGGTATTTTGCCGAGTTTTAAATGTTTCTTGATGTATATCAGATGAGAATATTAAGCATTGATGTTGGAATTAAAAATTTAGCATTCTGTCTATTAGAAAACGACAAAATCGCAAAATGGGACGTGATTAATCTTGCAGCCCAAGACGCAAGTGATGGTTGTGGATGTTGTGTGGTTGATAAAAATGTGAAATGTAGCAACCTTGCAAAATTTACGAAAAACGGGAGCCATTATTGTTTAAAGCATGCAAAAAAACAGCCGTTTCAAATCCCGACGCCCGAATTAAAAAAGGCTTTTATCAACAAACAAAAACTCCAAAAACTTTATGAAATGGCCGACAAATTTGGCATTCAGTATACAAATACAATGAAAAAGAATGACATTATACATGAGCTAAATGAATACACAACAAATATGTGTTTTGACATGGTTCATAGTGTCGGCGCATCCGAAATAGATTTAGTTACCATCGGCAAGAATATTAAAAAACATTTTGACCAAATCTTTAGCGGGGGAGACGTGTTTGATTATGTTATCATTGAAAATCAAATTAGTCCCATTGCAAACCGCATGAAAACGATTCAAGGAATGATAGCGCAGTATTTTATTATGACGGGCACATGTCAGAAGATTGAATTTGTTTCGTCTGTGAATAAATTAAAAGATATTGCACCCGCTAATAAAAATGTGAAATTGTCATACGGCGACCGGAAAAAGTTGGGAATATCCACATGTTTAGAAATTATAAAGGATACCAATACTTATTCCGAGTGGTGTGCCTATTTTACGAGCCACAAGAAAAAGGACGATTTAGCCGACTCGTTTTTACAAGGCAGATGGTTCAAAAATCAATTATAAAGAGTAAAAGGATGATTGCGCAATATAATATATATATCTTCGCGTAAGACTTAAAATTATATGTTCTAATTAATTTAGTAATAGAATGGACGGACCAGAGATGATTGATATTTCCAGTTTTGATTTAAATGAATCCGGTAGTAGCCGTAAACAAGGGTTGAAATCGAGTAATTTTGGAGGAGGTATTGAATTGTTAATGAATGACAAAGTTAAGGAAGGATCGGGCAGTAAACTATCTAGCGATATTGATATTGATGATTTGACCAATCTAGAAAATGAATTAAATGATTTGGCTGAAGATGCTGACTCTATTCATCTAGGAGGTTCAAACACATACC